GTGTCGCTTACCTTGACCTGTGCCAGCGCAACAACGTCCTCCACCGCGTCCGGAGATACACCTTTTTTGATTGCCGCGAACTGTGCCTCCAACAGCTCCGCGCGTTTCTCGGCGGCTGTCTGTGCTGTTCTGGCGGCGGCTATCTCGTCCGCGTGTTTCTGCTCCGCCGTCTTGCTGTTCTCCTGCCACTCCCGGAATGCCTGCAGCTCGTCCTTTGTGGGCGTATTCTTGCGCTCGCGCTCCAGACGCGCCTTTATAAGCTCGTTCACCTCGTCCTGCGTGAAGGTTTTCGCCGCGTCCTGAGTAGGTTCGGGCTTTGTCGTTTCGGGCTGTGCCTGTTCCGGCTGTTTTGTCTCTTCTGCCATAAAAATTACCTCCGTTTATAGCCTGTCGGCTGTATTTTCCGCGCTTTCCCCGCGCGTAAGGTATAAAAAAACGCCCCTCACTGTTGCGAAAGGCGGTATTAACGAAAGCCGCGCACCATAAGGAAACGCGGCTCCCAACTTTGAAAGGAACATTATGGAAAGAACGGTTATTGGTAGTGGGATTTTATATTGCCACCCCACTGACGGCATAAAAAAGCGCCTTGCAAGCTATTGCAGAGCGCTTAATATATTAGACAATTGGTAATGAATTTTATCAAGACCAAAAAACCATGCAACTGCCACTAAAAAAGGCAAAACAAGGCATACTATATTAAATAATTTTAGGAATCGGAAAAACTTTTTTTCTTTACCTAAAATATGACAAATAAATTCAAACAAGAGATTGATAGTATTAATCAGCACAAACCCTAACAGGTCCACAACGATCAATAGGCGATAAATACTCGCGCTTGCTATGTTTTGAAGAACAGATGACGAGAAAGTAATACCACCTACAAAAGCCAAAATCACCGCAGCAAATATTCCGAGAATAGCTACATACTCCTGTTGTGTTGAATGTAGTTTTTTTTCAAGATTTTTAATTTTGTCTTTATATTCTTCAGACGATTTCTTAATTTCACCTAATGTTGCAGCTACACCTCTTACTGTTGCTTGTGCGGATTCAATATTATACTTGTTGTCGTAATAATTAAACCTTGCCATTTCCAAACTGACATGATCATATAATTTTTTTAAGCAGTCGGTTATGTTAATCTGTTTTCCGTTATCGTCATAATTTTGGACATTGTAATTCGAAACAAGGAAAGACAAATTTTGTAACAAAACTTCCATTGACCCGTGTTCATCCTCTTTCTGGAGCTTAATCATAACCTTGAAGATATCCGAGTAACGATGCCGATAAAATTTATCCTCTTCCTCATAATACAATTCTTCAAACTGCTTATAAAATTTAGCACGTTCTCTGTTATCACTTAAAAAAGTTTCAGAACGTGCTAATTCAAGCAAAATATTAGTAAATTTCTCGTTTTTTTCCATTAACCCGCCGCCTTTATCAATTCGTTAGGAATAACAAAGCGATTGCCATTTCCATTATTAAACGTTTTATCCCAAGCTCCGCCCTTTTTATGAGTGTCATTTACCAAATCCCAAGGAAATAACTTTCTTTTTTCCTCAATAATCGGGTCTATTGTTTCTTTTGTTTCTACATCAATACTCACATTGTAAATTTCTAATGGAACAATGGGCATTCCGCCAAATTCGCAAAATGAGTAGTAGACATTGGGAATAACCGGACCGAATTTCCAAGCCTCAAAATAATCGTCAAACAATTTGGATTCGCGTTTAAGATAATCTTTTTGAATATAAAACAAGATTTTTTGGAGTTGTAAATTACTTATCGGCGAATCCTCCCGCGCGCATTTTTCAACCATATATTTAGCGATGTCCAAAGCTGAATATGCAGTACACATATCAAGTCACCTCCTTGATATTGATAAAATAATAACATGTAATTGTTACCGTGGTTAAAAAACAAGAGTAAGGGTTCATATATATTATAACACTTCAAAATTGAAAAAGTCAACAGAATTTAAGAAAGAACGAATAAAAGTAGCATTTTTAACATTTTATTCACCTAATTTGCAACATATTTTGTGAAAAACAGCAACAACAAAAATAACGCCTTGATTTTATGCAAATTGCACCACACTGTGTAGCATTACTGTTTTTTATCACCCTCACAATATGATTATATCACGCATTACCCGGACAAAACGGACAACTTTTTACAAGCAGCTGATTTTGGCGCACAAAAATAGCACCCTGCTTTTGTGCAAAGTGCTAAATACATTTTGTGTGCAACCAACATCTACGGAATTAAATTACCAATCACCTCGCCAGCGTTTTTGATAGCATCACCAGCTTTTTTCATAAAGCTGTTTTCGTTAAGATATTCCAACCCTTTGAGCGTGATTTTAATTCCACGATTCACAATTCTATCGCCCGCTAAATAATGCTCAATGGAAATCCCCGAAACATACCCGTTTTCAATAAGCATTTCCATTATAGCGAACCATCTGTTGTTTGAGATTTTAAGTGTTTCAGCGCTGATATTATTGATGTCAAACTCGTCCAGATCCATCGCCTTTTCCAAAGCTTTAAGGATTTTGTACATCACATTAAAATTGTCCACGATTTATCCTCCGCTTAATAATTTTTTCTGACGGGTTGAGTTTATCAACATGTATGGATTTTGAACACGTTGAGAAAACTATTGAAAACGTTCAATCCAACTCACCATCAAATGGTGCAACGTGTTTCTTAGCAACCTGAATAAAAGCCTGTTTAGCCTCTTCGTCCGTATACCCAGCAGCAACTGCCGCCTCAATGGATTGACCTACATTTAGGTGCTTGTTAAGCAATGTATCTTCAATTATTTCAAATGCCGTTTTCATTTAATCATCTTCCTTTCGATATAATCAAAAAGTTTTGGGTCTTTTTCACGGAGTAATGTTGGGTCATTGAAATAAGTTTCATACCCTACTGAGATGTAATCAAGTAAATACTTTGGCGATAAATTTTCGCCCCAATTAAATGTGCTCATATCTATGTAGCATCGACCTTGATATGGAGATATAAATTTATCCGATTTTGCAAAAAATAGTGTTTTTTGTTTCGGTTCATAAAATATCATTTCCATTGAATATGGATTTAAATTTACACCATCGCACAAAATGTCAATAAATTCGGGGTCATCATAAACCTTATAAGCGTCCGCGAGAACATGACCACACTCATGGATAAAGGTTTCGTGTATTACACCCGGTTTTAGTTTCAAGGTTTTCGATACTGGGTTATAGCTGCCGTCGCTGGTTTGAGCAATAGCAACGTGTTTTACTGTCTGTTCTATGACGTTCCTATGCTTTTCTGGAATACGTTGCAATTCCGTTTCTATCTGTATAATATCTTCACTGCTGAACGCGGGTTTATTGTCCTTTTGTGAGGGAAGTCTAGCGCACAAATCAACAATATTATCCGTTTCTATTATATCAGCATTTCCGCCGCCTGTCAAGTCCTTATCGGGCTTTTTCGCCGTAATCTTCCCATACGTCCTAACCCTGTCGTCGCGGTATTTCAGCCCGTTCTGCTGACAGTACTCGCGGAGCTGCTTATTATAAGCTGCCGCCTTCTTGCGCATTTCCTTTGCGCCCTCGACATCACCGGAGACCTCGAGCATTTCAGCCTCGGTCTTAGCCTTTCTTACGCGGCGCTCAAGCTCACGCTGGCGGCATATCTTTGTATAGAGCTCCTTATCGTCCTCGCCGTATTCGTCCTTGGTCTTTGCGGAGCGCGTAAACAGCCCATCGGTAACTCCTCTCGGACGGTGCCCGCAGTTTATCCCGAATAACCCGTCCGGCTGTCCGTAGGTTGTTTCGGAAAGCGGATAAACCTTGTACTTATGCCCGTTTATGTCGGTAATTTCTGTGGTCGCCCGCTCTTGCTTATAAATTTGCCCTGCCACGGGCGGCACTTCGGACGGCTGCCGGCGTGGGAACTTACCTCAAAAACGTCCTGTCCGAGCGCGTCCATAGCCCCGAAAGCTGCGTCCATGGCGGTGCTCTTGACCGTGTTGCGAACGTCCATATTGACGTAAGCCTCAGGGGACCACTCCCGCCCGCGCTTATCCACAAAAGCGGGAATACCCTTCTCAGCCATATCGTGGATAATCTCGCGTACCGCTTTTGTGCGGCTCTCAGCTCCGGTAACGACCGCCGCCGCGCCCCGGTTCATGTGGGCAAGCTGCGCCCTCTTATCAGCAATCACCGGCTGTGCGCGGCGCTCCTTTGCAGTGAACTTGTTAACAGCCTCCACAAAACGGCTCTGTGCCTTGTAGCGCATTACTGTGTTGACTTGATTATATACGTCCCGCGCCTGATTGCGGTAGTGCTTTACAACTTTTTTGGCGCTCTCGGAAACCTCTCCGCTCCGCTGGATCTCGGTCAATCCGCTTTCCATAAGAGCCCCGTCGATCGCTGTCTGCACCGCTGCCGCAAAATTCCCGGGAACTCCCTTTGTCTCTGCCGCTATGACCCGTGCGGCATTATTTGAGAGCATTCCCGCTTGTGCAAGCTTTTGTATCTGCCACTTGCTGACCTCATTCATCTGGTGCTTGTCATTCAGCGATAACTGCCGCGCTATCATTACCAAAAGCCGCTGTTCGAGCGCCGTGTACACGTCCGCAAGCGGCGCGGCGAGGTTCATAGCCTCAATTATTGTCATTTTCGCCGCCCTCGTTAAATCCAAAGCTGTCCGCGCTCATTCCGCTTACTGCCGTTTCCTCGGATATGCGTGAAAGCTCTTTCTTAGCTGTCTCCTCGTCACATTTCAGCACTTCCATTATCGCCGCTGTTTTGGATTTCAGCCCTGCCGAAACCAGCTTGATATTATTGTCGATAAGCGTGTTGTCGTCGATTATGATGTTGTCCTTCCAGCCCACAACAACATCGTAGTCCCGCGCCGAAACCGACCCGGAATACACGCCCAGAGACAGCACCCCGCGCACGATCCCCTCTATAGCCTCTCCCAGAATAGTGTCGCTTACCTTGACCTGTGCCAGCGCAACAACGTCCTCCACCGCGTCCGGAGATACACCTTTTTTGATTGCCGCGAACTGTGCCTCCAACAGCTCCGCGCGTTTCTCGGCGG